GTTCCACCATTTGCGACGTTCAGGGTTCCTGCAAGGGTCACCGCACCAGAACTTGCAGTCGATGGAGTAAACCCTGTGGTTCCTGCGCTAAATGACGTAACCCCGCCAGACAGCGAGAATTGGCGCCAAGTGCCACTTGAGTAGCCGTCGAAGGTCTGGGTATCAGTATTAAATCTAAACTGCCCCTGAGAGCCAAATGGTTGCTGTGCAGAGGTTCCTGAGACTACGGTCATTGCCCCAGTTCCGGGCAATACCACGTTATCAGCCAATCCAACCGTCGGATTACCGCTTATTCCGTTACCGTTAGTAACGCTTGTTTGGTTTGATGTCCCAGTAATCGTGGCAGAAGTAATTGCACCAGCGGTGGACAAAACAACAAGTCCGTTAAAACTAGCGTTAGCAAAGTTAACCGCTTGACCACTTAAAGCGATTGTAGGGTCACCAGATACGCCAGAACCGTTGGTAATTGACAGTCCGTTACCAGATACAGCGATTGACCTGTTAGTTAAAGTGGTAGCGTTTGTTTTGACCTGAAACCCTGTTGAAGAATTTACTAGGGACAGCAAAGCGCCTGTAGTGCTAATGTTAAAAAGTCCTTGCGCACCACCATCCGTAATAACTAACCCGTTCGTCACGCCAACATAACGACTGTTTGCCAATTGAGGTGTTTGAGAAACCGTCAAATAGGTATAAGTTTGAACAGGTGAGCCAGCAAGTGCCGCAGTTGTGGTTTGAACTGTAACCCCGCCCTGCACGATAGGAACCGCCTCACTTCCAGTGATAGCCCCTGCCGTAGGTAGATTAAGTATGCTTAATTGTGCTGACATTACGGACTCGGCGGTGTTGGGGTAATCGTATCTTCATTACCCGTTAATGTTGGTATCTGCGTATTTTGCTGTGTGGAAAGAATATATTGCGTATTTCCAGTGGTAACTAAGTCACTTCCAGTTACCGCAACACTTACGTCAGGGCGAGGAAAACGGATAGTAATCCGCTCTGTCTTTCTTGCCGGCAAGCGATATGGATCTAATTCATCGGCACAACCTTCGTTACATACTCGAAGCCCTGGAAAGTTTGGATCGTTGCGCATAACGGCGTGCGGGCGCTTCATCTTGCACCGGTCGCATACGGCTATCGCAATGTCTGAGTATCCAAGGGTGTCGAGGAAAATTGGCATGGATTACCTCGTATAGACTGCAATATTCGGGGCTAGGTAAATTGGTGACTTGTCGCGCTCTTCTGCCTCTGCAAGGCCTAGATACTTCTCAGCCTGGCCTTCAAGGTATTGAGTGCGACCAAGATCAACACCGGGCAGTTCTAAGGACATGCGGTGGGCCAACATCATTAAAACAGCCTCATACCAGCGCTGCGGAACCTCAATCTCACCATATAAGTCACCAACGTCCATAATTTGACGTGAATACCAGACGGTCATCTGATAAAAAGCACTTTGTGGCGTTGGCCAGAGCCAGATTTGACTCTGAGGAATTGTTCTGTTGAACCAATACTGAAAAGGTTGGTTAGCAGTGAAGTTTTTGTTAGGTAAGTTCGTGTAATCGTCACGGTTTAGGCGTGACATAGTAATCTCAGTAGAGTTATTGCCAAAATACAGCTCTCTGAGGTTCAAAGTCGTGCCGTTATATGCGCGGATCCTGTAATACTGACATGTTTGGCCAGAAATAATGTCCGTCCATACCCATTCATTGTCTATAACGTCAATTGTTCCAACGTCCTGCAAAGTCTGCCAGGTTGTTCCGTTAGTTGAATACTCATAAATGATTGACCAGGATCCCGTTGCTGCAGGCAAAATGCCAATAGAGCCAATAAATATTGGGTTAGAAGCACCAAAGTTTACCGAGATGTTCCCGTTAGCGGAGGTTTGCGTGCAAACGGTATCAACGTCACCGTCGTATACGTTGGCAAGCGTGCCACCTGCGCTACTAGCATACCCGCCAGTGCTGCTAGGACTAGGCCTGTTCATCCAGCGATAGAGCGCGTTCAATACGTCATTGCCGCCTAGTGGCAGGTTGTATATGTAACGGTCTGCCGTGAAACCAAATACCTTTTTATCAATAGCCCAATACTGAATGCCAATATTAATTAGGTTGGATAATAAGAAAAACAAAGACTCTCTAGCGGACAGGACTTGCTCAGAGGTTAACTCCTCAGCCAATTTACCGCAGCGCCTAGCCCCGTGATCTATCAGAGTCTGAACCGTTATTACGGTCGTCCCTACTGTTCCTGAATAAGCCATATCACCACCCTGGGCAATTCCAACGTTTCATCGAAGCTCTAGAACGGCTGCCTTTTTCACTTTTCTCGGCGACGGAACCCATGCGAGCGCAGAAAGAATCTCTCCTAGCGCCGCCTTTTGGTTGCGGTGCTTTTAGGTTTGATCCTGTCTCTCTATTATACTTCTCCCGCCCTTTTTGCGTAAGCCCTGCACCACGTTCTACAGGTAATTTTTCGCCTCTTCCAACGGCCAAAGATACACCACCACCCTTCATCTTTGCAGTCTTTTCTGATTGCTTAAATGCATCAGCGGTGGGCGCACCTTTACTTCCAACTTTACGCATTTTCTCGCCAGAACCTTCGGCAATTCTTTGTTGCTTTGCATGAATATTTTCATACAAGCCGCCACCCTTAAACTTCTTACCTTTATCAGCAGAAGCAAAATCTTTACCTACGCTAACAGGAATGCCTACCTTCTTTGCAAACTTAGGCGAATGGGCAACCGCCGCCATAAGTCTGTGTTGAGCGGGTGATTTGCTTGGCATGATTAACCCAACGGATTAACGTAATGCTTTTGCATCTCAAGAATAACTGTGTAAGCATCACCGGCAGAACCATCTAAAGTGGTGAAAGTAATTACACCATCTTTGCCTGTTCCTGCGTTGTTCCATAATCCACCAAAACTTGAATAGTCTTGAGTATAAGCGGTGTTTGGAGGAATAATTCCAATAACAACTGGGGTGCTTGCTTTCCAGTTCATTTGAACTTCTAAACCATGCGTCATTGCTGTGCATTTTAAAATAGTCACAGCGTCGCAAGCGCCACCAGCCGCTGAAGCAGTAAGTGCAGAAGGAGTCACTTTAGCAACAGCAGACTCATTCTCAGTCGTACTCATTGATGCGTAAAACTTCATAATGGCAATTCTCTCACCATCAAATAATGTTTGTGATGTAGCAGTAATAGTCATGCCTGTCTCCAATTAAAAGCAGGGGGCGAACCCCCCACTTAATTTAACACTTAATTGCACCACCACGCTTTTTAGGCGCAACTGTAACGGACTCTTTTGTCTTAGTCACAGCACCTGGAGCACCACGGAATTTATCAAACAATTCCTTAGCCTTGCCCGGTAACGAAGTGATTGCATCTACGGCCTTGCCAGGAAGATCGGTCATGAACTTGCGCGTTGCGACATTCTCATCCCGCTCTGCTTTTCTCCAATCCTTCTCACCCTGCTGCTCTTGAGCGGACTGCGAATCTTGCTTACGAAACTGCTCGAAGTCAAAATCCGAAGAACCGCCCTTGGCCATCTTACGACCATACTTTTCGTTAGTCATAAGGTTGGCTGCAATCCTTGCCGGAGCATTCTCTTTAGCGGAGATGTTCTGCAAGTTTCTGTTACCTGGTGCTACAGCCCCGCCTTTTTTAAAGGTTCCCGATAATCTATCTATCGACACGGGGGATGATGGCTTTTTCCTACCTTGAGGCATCGCTACGGGACGGCCTGAATCAACAACTCCCCCCGTAGCGTAGGCTTTTTTTGAGGCAGATCCTCCACGCTTGTAACCACCTTTGTTAGACTTAGGAACGCCACCGGTTTTGTAACCAGCGCCATTGCCAAGCTTTACTTCGCCAGTTTTAGCAGGAGAGCGATCAGGCGAAGAGGTGTGCATTATTGTATTGCCCTTCTCGGACTTAATAATGCCACCAGTAGCGTAACCGCCTTGACCGTCAGCAACACCGCCAGTAGCCATCTTGCCGCCCTTTTTAAGCGCCAATTTGGTTCCCTTGCCACCCTTATGTTCTTGGGTGTCGTGTTGCTTGAAGGCTTTCTTGATCATGGCCTTATCTTGAGCCATGTCAGCTTTACCGCCCTCTTTCATCATGCTAGACATAGGGCCAACTGGGGCAGCAGGAGCCGCACCGGTAGGCATGTTACGCATAGCACGACGGCGCATGGCCAGGGAAGGACGCATAGGCGCTGCAGCGGCAGGAGCGCCGCCACGAGGTGGCATACCGGAAGGCATTGCAGATGGAGCACCTGCAGGCATCATCATGCCGCCGTCAGCCTTCTTTGTTACCTTGCCGCCCTTTTTGAGTTTTAACTCAACTGTAGGCTCAGTGGTCATCATTTTGACCATTGGTTTAAATTGTCCCATGACATTCTCCCATTAAGAAACTAAGTTTTGGTTTACGCCAAGGGCGCCAACGCGAGTTGCATTCGGGCCAGCAGCGATAGCAGGCAACAAGATTCCCATTGTTGTGCGAACAAGACCGTCCGACGCAGTGGCAGGGGCATAGGTTCCACGAACATCACCAGTGGTTGTAGTAGCAGTAGCAGTATCTGCGGCTACAAACGTGCCAGCATCTTGTGCAAGCGTGTCATTACTTTTAACGCTTGCAACGTAAGACACGTTAAACACACGAACTGGGATACCTAACTTGTCGCTTGTACCAACCAAAACTGCAGTTGCAGAGCCAGCAATAGTCACACCAGTCACTTGGAAGAATGCTTTCTTACCAGTTACAGCAGTGCCTGCTACAGCAACGGTAATGACTTCACTCATGGCTTGACCGTAGTAGTCGTAACCACTAACAGTAAAAGCACGAGCAGTCGTGGAGCAGTTTACTTTGATTGCGCGAGGACAATCCAACTGATACACGCTTACACCACCAGCGGTAGTAACAGACTTAACTGAAGTTCCAGCAGTCAGCGTTACAGCACCTGCGGCGGCGGCTGTTTGCGATGTGGCTAAGTTGTTGGTAACAGCGGCTTGAGGAACAATGTCCCAAACGTAGATACGACCAAGAGGGCCTACGCCTAAGTCCATAGGGGAAGGATTGTCAAGAGTTGTATTGCTATGTGCAGTCATTGTGGTGCTAGAGGCGGTTACCGATTGGTTAATCGTATAAGTGCCAGTTCCGCCCGCGCCAGTTCCCATTGCGGTAATGTAAGTGCCGTCGGTTACGCTTGAACCGTCAACATACATACCTACTACGATTGGGGTTCCGCTTAATAATGCGGTTACGGTCAAAGTCGTTCCAGACATTGAACCAGTGAAAGTAGAAGTGTATGGGCGGAGGCCAGTTCCCATGTAAGTTTGTGCTGGGCCTAAAAATAGATCATCTGAAAATTGGGGCATCGTCTATCTCCTTGAAAAGCTTGACGAATTAAAAAAACAAAAATGGGGCTAGGTTTTAGCCTAACCCCATAACACTTTATACGCCTGGTGTTCCAAACATTGCACGCCAGTCAGTAAAGCCTGGGATGTAACGCTCAGTTGCCTTGTAGCGCATGCTGTCGGTCTCAAAATCACCTTCCATGGTTTTCTCAAGCTTACGACGCATTAACAACTTCATGCCTTCTGGCGCGTCGGTCTGCACCCACCAAGCGGTGGCTGAAGTTAGGCGTGAGATAACAGCTGCGCCTTCGTCCAACAAGCCGATTGACTTGATTGGGTTTAGGTCGTTGTTAGCTGTGCCAGCACGGAGGACGGACTTCAGCAATACTTCAGCTTGGAAGACGTTACCAGGTGCAACCACCAATTGGCGGGGCACTAAGCGGATCTTCTTGCCGTTGTTGTCAGCTGATTGGCGGACTTGGATCAACATCTGTTCGAGAGATGTCTGGCTCAAGTTGGCGGCAGTTGATAACTGATTGCTTAAGGTTCCGTTAACGATAGGATGGGCAGTGCTGATTAAAGACACGCCGTCACCACCGGTGTAGGAGCTGTTAAACGCACGATTCATGATGTTCGCGCACAATGTCTCTTTGGTCTCGATGAGAGACTGAGCCAAGTGACGAGCATAAACCTGACCGATACGGATATGATCGCCGTCTTCTACTAACACTTTGGTCAACGCAAAGGCTAGGCCGTAGACGTTGTATACATAGCGTTGTAAGAAGAGAACGCCACCTTGCTGATACGAAACAGGAGTTCCGTCCGGCAATTGTGGAGCAGCGCCAAAACCGTAAAGAACTGGCTCTTCGTGGTAGTTACGTGGGATACCGTCTTGCTCACGGAAAACTCGTGACCATTCGTCGGTGCGTTGATCGTAGACACCATCAAAACATTCATTAAGAATAGGTTCGACAATGCTACGAAAGTCGGTACTGCGCATTGGAGCGGCCATGTTCGGTCTCCTTAGATGGCGTTAATGGTGGCTACAAACTGGCTACGGCTCACTTGAACCTGAACCACAGTGTATGCATCACCCCAAGCGTTATCTACGCCCGGCGAGAGGTTAATAATACGCATATCGCCAACAGCACTTGAACCAGCTAGTGAGGTTGAGATCATGCACTGAGACAAGCCAGTGGTTGTTGAGCCAGCGGTTGCGCTCGCAAAGTTAGCCTGATCGCCAATTGAAGTTTGCGCCAAACTACCGTTAGCCTGAATGTCGTAAACGATATTAGGATCTGAGTAGTAATACGCAATACATGAACCAGCAACATACGCAGTGCTTGCAGGCCAGTAGTTTGAAACGCGACGACGACCTGTCGTATCAGTCCACTCTACACCAGCAAACGCGCCTTGGTAAGCGCTACCAGCTGTGGCAATAATGATATTGCCGTTGGTATCTAAAGCTACAGGTTGACCTTTCAAGATGTTGCTTGAGTAGGTCGAAGCGATACCGTCAGTCAAAGCTACAGCTCTGTCCAGCCCAGAAGGATGGAAAGAGGGACGAAGACCAAACGGAGCATTAGTTGAAGACATAATTTACTCCTTAAAGTTAAAATCACCCGCTAAAGACGGGCGCCTGTACTGTTCGTTCTAGTTCGCCGAAACCTTCGCCTTCAACTTGACCGAGGCTCTTGCCACGGCTATCGCGAGCGCCCTGGATGTTTTCTACTTGGAGGCGAATTTTTTCCGACTCGTCCATAGGCATCTCGTGGTGCATTTGCAACATGACCTCCTGATAAACGTCCATAGGAAGCTTATACAGGCGCATCTCGTTACATGCGATAAAACCAACGTCCTCTCCAGCCTTTACACGGTAATTTTCAAACCCAGGTAACTCATCTGAACGAACAGGAACGTAACCCAAGCGAATCCGCTTATCAATGCTGTCGTAACCATTAGTAGTTGATAACCAACAAAGGTGCCAACCCGGAATATCTGGGACTTTTGGCAGGGCACTTTGCGTCCACTCATCGCTCCACATCTTTCGACGTTCCTGCGTTGACATGAACTTTTCTTCCGGGGCTTTTCTGTTGGCGTCCTCACTTGAGCGAGTTTCGCGGCCACCGGCGTTGAGAGTTTTCTTTAGACGAGAATCCATAATGTTTAGCTCCTATTGTTTCGTGAGTTGGCTGCGTATCGTTTAATCATGTTGTCGCGCTTTACTGGATCATCCCAGTAACCGGCGTCCTTCATTGCCCTCACCTGTTCAGGATCAAGCACGAAAGAATTACCGCCTCCGCGACGAACTGATTCACGTCCCGACCCCGTCACTACACTTCTAGGTCTCCTTCTGGATGTATCGTCGTCCTGGTAAGTATAACGGTGAGGCAACCTCTTTTGCAAGCGGTTGTCAAGCTCTTCCCAATAATCTTTTGACTCTGGGTTCCAGCCCTCTGCGACCAGGCGGTTGTCGATAACCTTGGCGATCTCGGTGTCCTCGTCGGAGGAGTTTGGGTCATACCATGGGTTACGTTCCATCCAGTCGTTGGCGAGCCTGACAAGCTTAGGATTTGCAGCGCCGGCCTCGTTAGAAGTGTTCTGCGAAGCGCGAGCCTTGTAGTCCTTCATTGCCTCAATCTTACGGCGACTGTCATACCACATCTCTTGGGCTTTAATTAAAGCGGCGCCGTCAGAGTTGTCAGTAGCCTCTTGCATCTTCTTCTGGGCGTATTGGTAACGATACTCTTCGTCCTCAATGGCCTTGTCAAAGCGGGCAATATCAGCGCCGTGAGTCTTTCTTTCTAGACTGTTGATGCGCTCTTCGAGCTCTTGATTACGTCGTAAAACTAACGTAAGTCTTTGATCTTTCTCTTCATTTGTTCGTTTGATGTATTCCTTTTTGGCTCTACGACGGTTGCGTCTAGCCTCACGGATTGCATCGGTATCGTCTGGATGATCGTCGTCGCCTACATCACCGCCCTCGGCATGACGCTCTTCATCTTGCGCGTCCGGGGACTGAATGCTATCCGGCAGCTCAACAGTGACCGAGCCGTCCTTCTCTTCGATAACCTCCATCGTGTCGTTCTGGTCTTGCTTTGTTTCAGCGTTCATAGGAAAGCCCTCATAGCTAGTGGGTCACCGGTTAACTTGGCGATAACCTCATGGTCGTTTAAGATCATAAACAGTGCAGAGTCCTCAACCTCATCCTCGCCCGGGACTTTTACTTCCCAGCGATCGCCGCCCCACTTCGGGACGCGGATAAAGTCACCAACAGAACACCATGACCCTTCAGGCCAGGCTTGCATTGTGTCTCTATGCTTAAATGCTAAAGGCCCAATGTCTACGACCTTCGCAACCATGTTTTGCCACTTTTCGGTTTCTTTTGTTTCTTCAATCAAAATAATCCCTGCGCTAGTAGCCTTCTTTTTTGTGCGGCGGAGTTGCACCAAAATACGTCCACCAAGAGGTTTAGCACCGGGGTCTACGCTCGGAAATGCCCAAGCTAATTCAGTTTCGTTAGAAACTACCGGTTCATTCATCTGCATTATCTTCTTTCATTAAGTTATCTAAAATATCCAAGGCTTCCTGTAAGCCAAGGTTGTGACCTACGAGACGGTGGTAAGATTCCCAGTTAGCTACATTTCCCGCAGCTAGGGACGCGGCTATTTCAGCCTGCTTAACCTTAATGCCACCAATTAAATCGCCAATTGTTTTCATTTTTTCTTTGCTTGTGATAGGCCTCCTTTGCTTTTGCTGTCGCTTTGTTTGGACTGCATAGACTGGCCGCTAATCTTCTCGCCCATTGCCATGCGCTTGTGTTGTGGAACTAAAACACTCTTTTGCTCTTGGTCACTCGTTGCCATTTTGAACTCCTTGGTTGGTTGTGCCAGACTTGCTTTGCTCGAAGTTGAGCTTTGCCGCATCCCGCGTTAAGCGTGCTGACTCGATGCGTTCCTTCATTTCCCTGTCGCCAGTAGCAATGGCCAGACGCAACTGCATCTCTTCCATGTCGTTCTGCTGGCGCTGCTGTAGGCTTTGCATTTCCATCTGAATCTTTGCAGCCAGTTCCTTGTCCTTGAGGTTAAGCTCTGCCTCGTCGCGCTTGGCACGGCGTTGCGTCTCTGCCATGCTGGTGTCGAGCAAGACCTTCACGTCTGGGGACATCGGAGGCTGAGGTTTGAACTGCTGCATGGTTTGCATCATCTGCTGGATAACCGGCATGATTCCCTTTAAGGTCTCGTTGCTGTCAATCTCAACGTGTTGCGATGCAGCACCAAACAGCATGTCGATAGCCTTAGGATCCTTGACAAGCTCGTAATCCTCCAACCTCTCGCCCATTGCCTTCTCAACGTAACCGTTCATTCGGCCTAGATACCAGAGCACCAGGTGCTGCTTGATATGTTCCACGGCCTTCGGTAAGTAAACCGGGGCGATCGTTGGATTGGCGCCGAGCACTGGGTTCTTTGCGAAGTCCAGAATGACCTGAATGTGGCCAAGGTGGTCTTGCTCTGGGTAGGCGAAGGCCGCCTGGCCAATAGCCATAGCGACGTTCTCGTTTGCCGCGTCCATCTTGACCGGCGGAGGCGTGTCGGCCATGAGCTCGTTAATGCCTGGGACTTTAATCTGCTTCAGGAACCGTTGAATCACAGCTTTTTTGTTGAAAAGGTCAGGGTTTTTGTCCATGATGGACATAACGGCCTGAGTTTGAGCCATCCGTTGCGTTTCTGAGAAGATATGCGGGTCTGATACCGGAATAACGTCGGTGACTCGAGCAAAATCCTCGCGGGTGACGTCAAGATCCTCAACAACCTCGCCCCTTTTCATGTCATCAAGATACCAGCGGTTAATTCTGCTCAATACTTTGAGAACTCGACCCTGCGACTCATGCAACCTGGCGTGAATGGAGCTAAATACTGCAGCGCCCTGCTCAATTAAGGCCTGAGTCGTGCCAACTGGCGTATTGCTGTTGACGTCGGCGATCTTTTCCTCGGCCGTTGTCACCACACCCTTAGCTGCGGTCGTTAACCAGCCAAGTAAGTTGAACAGAACCATGGACGGCGGGTTAAACGGCATTGGCATGGCAATCTTGCGCACGTCGTCAACGCCTGGGGCGCCTTCGATCTCCACAACCTGGGTGACTTCAACCTCCTGGGACTGGCCTGATATCTTGCCGCCCTTGAGCTTCAGGAGCGTCGCCGCGTTGTTGATGTGTGCTGAGTCCAACAGAGCCCTCAGAGAGCCTGTAAGGGCTGCTGACAGGCCTCCAATGAGCTGTGGCAGGCCAACTGCGTAAGCGCCGCGCCATGGAATAAACTTAAACTCAATAACCCAGTCCAGTTTGGTCATTGTGTCGTCGCCCTCTTCCCAGTTACGGTATAGGCCAACTACTTCTGACTCCTGGTCGTCGATCATTAGGATGTATGGCGCCATCTCGCCGCCTGAAACCTTGTCGCCTTCGAGCTCAAGCCAGGTATAGATGTGATACATCCGACGTAAACCGTCCTCGTTGTCGCTCTCTGACTTGCCTTCGATCTTATTGTTGGCCTTTTGCGACCCGGTCATCTCTGGGTCTGTCGTTGAGCGGCTGAAAAGTGTCTCTCTGTATAAGCCGGAGCGCACGCGGGACTTGTATTCCCAGTCGGATATGTCGTCAACCTCAGTAAATCGCTGAGAAGTGTAGAAGTTGGCGGACGAATAAGGCAATAATACGTTGTCGATAGGCAAGAACTGTGCGCATGGCCGTCTTTTCTTTTCGTCATACCATAATTTTAGGTATTGCGAGCCACCTAAAGGCAGCTGAGTCAGCAACTGCTCCTGCTCGTCGCGGAATTCCTCGATCTGCTCGGTCAATTGCCAGTTCATGTAGTCACGCTTGCGCTCGGCAATCGTTGTCTTTTCCTCTGTAACCTCGCCTAAGATCTTAGTCTTAGTGGGGCCGTCGGGCGGGAACATCTCCTTGATGGCTCGGGCAGCAAAGTCGATACAAGTCTCGGCCATTACCGGATGCACAACCTTAGAGGCGCCGTTAAAGTTAGCACCACCTGGGGCGTCGTTGCCCATACCGGTGCGCTTGATGCCCTCTTCGTATTGCTTGTCGCGCTGCTTGCGGGCGTTCTTGTCTTTCTCGACCAGGTTAATGTAGCGCAGGACTAATGAGTCCACCTCTAGGCGGTCAATGTCGTCACTGTCGGCCAAGTTCTGGTAGAAGTCTTCGTCCTCCATGGGGCCTTTGTTGGCCATGTGAACGACGACGGAACCGTCTGGCAACTCTTCCAGCTCGGAGTCGTCCAAGTCTATAGGGGCAGCTTGCTCGTCTGCCTGGCCTTGAGGCTGGCCATCTACGAACCTACCATATTCTGGATCTATCGGGAATTCTGTTGCCATATTAATCCTTGTGCTATAATTTAATTTCCACTTACACGCATGGAGAGCGGCAATGGACAAGTATGATAAAGCGATTGAATTTTTACAGGCCGTTGAGCCTGGGAGTTACTTTGACGAATGCGCCGAGATAATTGAAGAGCTTGTTGCGCAGGTTGAGGCCAAGAAACCCAAGCGCCGAGGGTTCTCTGATGAAGAGCTCGCGTGGCGGGAGATGGCCAGTAAAGGCGCTCGGTTCTACGCGAAGGCTCGAGGGTTATTGTAATCACGGCTTTTCCTGCGCCATAGAAGCTGCGTTGTAACCTAGTGCTGCGATAGCGGCAGCCGGGGCCATGCCTTGACGAATCATCTCTACAGCCTTTGGCCAGTCGGCCTCGCTGAAGAATCGGCGCGTCTCTTGTATGTCACCGCGTGCGCCGCCAACCTCTTCGTCGCGCAACATCTTCTCGCGGATCTGACGCCTTACCGCTTCGGACTCGCCTACGTTAGTGGCAACGTGCTGGGGGATTTCTGAGTATGCCGATAGCAGGTCGCTGGTCGCCTCGCCTGAATACGGCGCGGTTGTAACAGGGCCTTTGTCGCTACGCTTGCCTACGCCAGGGACGTAGTTTGCGGTGGCCAATGCCTTCTGTGCCTCGCCTGGGTAAGCTTGAGTCAAGGCGCCTTGAACCTTCTTAATAAAGGACGACGCTGTCTTCGGGTCTATGTTGCTGTCGTATGGATACATAAGCACGCCGCGCTCTGTTGCTGTCACGCCGAATGCTGGCTCTTGGCCTTTCTTGGTATTGGCCTTGATGATGCGATCCATCTCTGAGAGCTCGGCCGCCGTTGGCATAACGCCAGCTGACGGGTCATCTAACCTAGATGGGTTCCTGCCTCTTGAGTCAATCACCAATGCGTTCTTGCCGGTCACGCCCTTTTGCGTGTTGGGCAAGTTGTAACCGCCGCCGTGCTGCGCGTCCATCAACGCTCGGTTCTGTTCGATAACGTCAATGGCCTTGCGGGTGGACGGGGCGACCATGCCACCGCCGCCTGTTGGGAAGTCTACCAAAACCCTTGGCATTAGAAGCGGGTTGTTCTCTACTTCCTTGGCCGGGTTGATCCACATGCCTTGGCCTTGGCGTGCCGGCATCTGCCTTAAGTTGAGCGCTGAGTAGAACGCGTCTCGAGTTGCGGCATTAGCCTCAGGGGATTCTGCGGACGGGTATGGAACGTCAAACCTGCCTCGCGCGGAGTAGGCAAGCTTCTCTTCCGGGGTCATGGACAATGCACTTTCAACGTGGCCTAAGCCTGAGCCTGGAATAGCTTCTGCCGTTGGAGTCAATGTATGCTTGTAAAAATAATCTCTTGCGGTATTGTTTGCGTCAACTAAGGACTGCTTCATACCTTCGGCCTCGTCGCCGAAATACTTGCCGGACTTGGATCGGCTGCCTCGACCGTAGAAGTCTTGAGCCTTACCATAGACCCAAGGTAGCTCTTGAATATGAGGCCCATGCCAATCAGTCCTGCCACCTATGCCCTTATCGTTAATGCGACCTACCTGAAGGGCGGTCTCGGCGTCCATGAACGGATGCATGGTATCAGTAACGCCGCCTTGCCACGGGCCACCCTCTGGAAGAGTGTATTGCATGCCTTGCGCTCTGCGGAAGTCGTCAACGCCAAACAAACCAGTGTTAGGTAGGCGTGGGTCGTTCTTGTTTTTATACTCGCCGATCTTAAACGCAAGCTTGGCGTCTTTGTTATTTTGAACGGCCTCGTCCAGCTTCTTCATGCCGGCGCCTCTGTAAGCCATCACCGGGTCACCAACGCCTCTCGAGGTTCCGTGCTTCAGGGCAAACGCCAGCTCGTTCTCTGGAGATACGCCTGCGCTATATACGGCGTGCTGCTCTAGCGTCCTGGGCAACTGATGAGGCTCTGTGCTCATTTCCATGCCTTGCTTGGCTCGGTCATACCATGTGCCCATGCGGTCAGGGTCAGCCCACTTGACTGCATCGACAGAGTCGCTAAAGTCTTGATCCATGCCGCGACGCATTGCATTAAGCGTCCTCATATTGGTCACCGTCCTTGGTGCGCCAACAAATCCCTTGCTAGTTGGCTTGAGATGTTCTCCGGCCATTACGGCCTTAAGCACAGCCTCTTCACCTTCGGACGCTGCCATCTTACGATATACGTCTGGGTCAACCTTGCCCCTTTGGCCACCTGGTTTTGCTATTTGCTTTTCTGGAGTCTTGCCTGCCGACTCTTCAGCAAGCCTGTTAGCCTTCTCAACCTTCTTAGCCCTGGCAGCCTCCTGCTTTTGCTTCTGGCCAAACTTGTCAATGATTGATTGCTCTTCCGGCGTGCGGACTACGATTGGCTTCTCGCCCTTCGGTGCTGGCATGCCTTTAGGTGCGACGCCAGGCATCATGCCCATCTCGGTCATGTAGCGGTCTGTGACGTTGCCAAGCGTAGGCCTTAAAACATTAACGCCTCTAGCCCCAGTGCGATAGACAGCGGCCGGGTTGACTAAGCCAGCAAGCATGTTCTCGCCGAGCTTGGTGTATGGCTCTTCTATCTTGCGGCCGGTGCTGGGTAATGCCCTGGACACTTCCTCTATCGTCGGGAAGAAAGTCTCTCTGCTTAACGGCGCCTGGGGCGACAGCCTGGATCCGTAGTTGTAGCCGGCGCGTGCCAATGCCTCTAGCTCTCCTGGCAACCCTGCAAGCCCGGCAAACGTTCCTTTGGCGCCACCATAGATCATTGGGAACAGCCCTTCCGTGAAGGGTTCGGCTAGGTCGCTGGCCTTGAATGGCTTGGCCTTGGCTGCACCACCCTTTCCCATGTGTTGCTCAGGGATGATCCGGCCGCCGTCGCTCATGTCAGGCTGCGTGTTGTATACGGAACCGCCCTCTGCATAGCGCTGCACCTTCTTGTGCCAAACGTGCGGCCTGTCTTTGTATTGTGCCGGAACGCCTCCGCCTGCCGCGTAAAATTCCTGCAGGCTTTGCCGCTTCGGCATGTTGATAGGCCTAATCTCGGGCACTTCAATTGGCTTGAGCTTTTTAAGTTCCATAATCTATCCTTTCGCGTGCCCGAATCATACCCCGAGCTCCAGGTCAAGTCTATCGAGGTATGAGTTGATCCAGTCGTCTAGCCCATCGTGCAGGCGGTTGATGTTGTCCTCGTCCGAGAGCCATACATCGGCGCCGTTGCCGAGCACCACCTCGATCTTGTCGCCGGTCGCGCTTACCTTGATCGCCTCGCCTACTGTGATGTCAAACTGCATAAGGGTTCACCCGCTTCTGGCGGCCAGTGTCGGCGAAGTCCTCGTCGTCCCACAGCTCTTCAGGCGGCGGGTCGATCTCCAGCCAGCCGGCGTCGCGCAGGTATCGCAAGGCCTGGGTGCAGGCGTCCACAAAATCGTCGTGGGTCGTTGATGGGAAGCTGCAGATCTGCGACACAAAGCCCTCTGCCCAATCCCTAACGTAACCCTTTCGGTTCTGACTCTCAGGAATCCACACCCGCCCGCGAGCGATGATGTTCGATACGATGTTCAGGCGCTGCACCTTGTCGGCTCGTCCTGGGTTGTAGGCGCGGACAGGCAGGTGCGCACGCTGCAGGTCTTGGATCAAGCTAATGCCGGCGCTCTTATCCTCGATCAGGAGCAGGTCAACGCGCTTGCGGTCTTTGCCCTCGCCGAAGACGGTCTCATACTCCTCGATCACCTTCGGTCGCAGGTCGGGATACTGCAGCCTGTCCTGCCAGCAGTCGATCACCATGACGGACATCGGACTGTCTAGTGGCTTGAACACGCCGAAAGTAATGCACGCGGTCGGATCGTTCTGGCTCTTCTCTGACGTCGCCACGTCGTAGGACTGGATAATATACTCGAACTTCGGAAAGGGCTTCTTGTCCGGCCAGAGCTTGAACATGTCGCGCTTGACGATGCCGGCCTCCTCCGGGTCGATGATCTCTGCGTAGATCTCCTGCCGTCCAAGGGTCGTGCCTTCATACTGCAGGATCTGCTTGCGGAAGTTAGCGGACAGGTTGTCCAGGTTGGCGTAAGTGGTGGCAGTCGTTAGGACAACGTCGTCGCCCTCCCGCCCGATCAGCTCGACGATCAGATCCTTAGGCTTAGGCGTGGTGGTGCAGATGACGCGGGTGCGAGTGCCAAGTCGGACGCCGAACTGGATCTGATCCCAGGCCTCCTGCAGGTAGTCCCATGCCGCCAGCTCGTCGCACCAGGCGCCGTGGAACTGCGGCCCCCGGAAGCGCTCAGGCTCGGACGCCGGGATGCCCTTGATCAGGCTGCCGTTATGGAACCGAAGCTCGTGATGCTGCTTGTTGTAGTCGCTTATGAGTGACTTAGGCACGACGCTCAGCAATCCGGAGTCTCCCTCAAAGGTGGTCCCTCTGATGTCCGCGCTGGTGGGGGCTGCAACGAGCCACCGCGTGTTGGGCTCAGTGTATGCCCACCAGGCGACCTGCTCGGCTGCCAGGCGCGTCTTGCCGGCTCCACGGCCGGCCAGCAGTAACCAGATAGACCACCAGTCGCCAGGGGGAAGGGACTGGTGCTTGTGCGCCTTCTGTAGCCATGTCATACGCCACGCCCAGGCCAGTCTATACTCAGGGTCTACGGCCTGCAGGCTCCGCTGAACTTCAGGGTCTTGCAGGACGTCAGACAGGTCACCCATTAGCTTGCTTGGTGAGCTCTACGTTCTTGAGCAGCGCCTCGAGTAAAGCTTTCGCCTCTGACTCCGCTTCTATCTTAATTGGGTTCTCAGCGTCACCGGCCAGGATCGCCCGCTCGCCATACTTCTTAGGGTTAAACTTGGCCAAGAGTTTGAGTCGGGTCTCGATGCGGAGCTTGCGGTGGCCGAGCATGTCTTCTATCGTCGTAACCGAACCGTCGTCGCTCATTACCTGCTTCTGTCCCAGTTCGAGCGTGTCGGCAATAGCCAGGCATTCCTCTGCCATTTTGTCGTAGCCTACATTACGCGCGCGCTCGATGGCTACGGAAAGTCCCGATCCGTTAGCGCCGAGCGCCTCATCCCGATGCATCCAGTCGTATACCGTTTGCCATGCCGGGTAGCCTTCTTGCCTACAGATCTCACGTAAGGGAATACCTTCAGACAGCTGCTCGCATATCTTGGTTGCTATCTCTACGGTGTATTTGCTGGGACGCCCTGTCTTTACCTGCTTATGTATTGCGTCTATGTCTACGCCTGTCATTTTGAGGTTTTGGGGCTTTTTGGCGGCCTGGGCAGGCTTACCTACCTTGGCGGGCTTGGAATTGATTCTAGCGCCCTTCTTGGGGCTTTTGAGCACGGTTTCAGCCATCGCTTAATCCTTCATGCATAAGTCTAACTAGGGTGGATATGATCCACCTTGCTCCAGATAATCTAACAAGAAACCAAGATATCCCAAGCTGCGCCTGACGGGTTGATTCGCTTATAAGCAAGGCCTAGTTTCCACC